ACGGAGGCAGGGCTGATCATATTTCGTGTTAGACTCCACTCCGAATTTTTCTGTATCCGGAATACGATGACTTCTGAGCAAGCCACCACAAAGGCCCTGTCCCGTCGCTTCTGCGTCGCCCCCATGATGGACTGGACCGACAAATAATAATAACAACGATATTTCAAAAGCTTAAATAAATACAATTTAAACATGGAGCACTATAGGAGCCCTAAGCTAATCCCTTCCCGCCTCCAGCCACCTGATTTAACAGCGTTTAACACATCACTAAAAACAACTACGCTAAGATCTGTGAAAAAAGGAGGTTAGCATGCTTAAAAGGACCATTCTCTCAATTGTTCTTCTCGCCCCAGCTCTCTCGCAGGCGGCTGTTTACCAGTGCAAGGTGAACGGACAGACGGTGTTTTCCGACCAGCCGTGCGGCGACGATGCCAAAGAAATAAACATAAAGCCTCCAGCGCGAAACGGCAGCGATATGGTAAGTGACGGAGCGAGAGACTTCCTGGAACATCGAGACCGAAAAGCCAAGATTGAGAGAATAAGCAGAGATATAGATCGCTTGGAGCGAGAGAAGGCTCAAGTTCGAAGAAAAATGGATGATGCGCTAGACCGCTACCAACAGCAGAAATCGCTAGCGAACAACAACCTGGCCGGGGCAACTTGGGAGCAAGCATTGGCAAATGAAGCTGAAGTGATGCGGCAACGCTACCAATCAGAGATCGACGAGTTGGATGATGAAATTACAAGACTGCGCGACGATCAGCGCAGGCTTGTTGACCAGAATGAGTGACAACTCCAAAGCACCATTTGCGTAACCAATGGAGCCAAGAATGTCAGAGTTATCAAAATTCAGGATTGCGGAGTACCAGCTGGCCGATGCTGTCGAACTCTGCAACCAAGGCAAGTATGTTTCGGCGCTCGCCTTGGCCGGAGCTTCTCATACTCTCTTTGAGAATCTCCTCAAAAGAAGAACAGAAGACACCTCAATGAAACAACGCATCGGATTTTTCAGAAAGCTATCACAGTCATTTTTTCCGAATCACACTCCATCAGATAAGTCATATCGGCGGCTGTTTTATTACACAAGAAATTCCATAAAGCATTTGGATGATAGTGATTCAGAAACAACCACCTTTTCAGTAAGAGATATACGCTCGGATGCCCTGATGTTTATTAGACTAGCGGGCAAGGATATGGCCGCGCTGATTGGCGACCATGGATACTCATGCTCCCCGAAGACTTCATCGCTCATCGCTGCTTTCAGTGCAGACACGAGAAATAGCTAGACGTACTGTGTCCCGCCGGGGAGGTTCGGCGCCTCTCCGATGATCTGCTCTCCCTCAACCCAAGCTTTTTTGCCAGCTTCCACCAGCCCGCCCTTGAGCTTTACTTGTTGCCCGTCTCTACGGGTGGCCAGGCTGGTGCCGTCTGCATTCACGGTGTCGATGGTGACGGTGTAGCGCCCCGCCCGGGGCAGCAGGCGCTGGAAGCGCGCCCAAGGGTTAACAGTTGCCATTAGTAGTGATGCCTTTCGATTTTGACTGTCTGGGTGACACGGCCGGTACCGGGCTGCCCTACTGAAATGCTGACGCCCAATGCGTTGCCGCGCCAGGTGTTCGCGGGCTCGATGGTGTCCCGCAACTCTACCAGCATGGCGGGCTCGATCAGGCCGGGGCTTCCGCTGGTGGGCAGGACGGTCTCTATGGTGACAATTTCCTGGTTACCTCCGGCGGCGATGGATGCCAAGCCACGCTCCCTGCATTGCGACGATTCCACGTTCAGATCATCAAAAATGTCCGGCGCCGGTTTGTCGCCAGCAGTGCCCTGGCGCACCACGTCGATGGCCACCCCGTCGGTAATGCCGGAGACTAACACGGCGTTGTACTCGGGCTGGGGCTCCCAGTGGCTGGCATAGCTGGTGGTCATGGTGTTGGCGATGATGGCATCCACGGATTCGATCGGCAGGCTGGCATAGGCCCAAGGGCCGACCAGCTTGTAGCGGTGCTTTATGTGCAGAATGTCCTGCTCCCGATCCGGTACCACCACGGCGCCCTGGGCGGCGGCCAGCTCGGCGATCACTTCCATTGCCGTCTTGTTATCCCACCCCCAGGCGCCCGCCGGGATGATGTAGTCGGTGAGCCCCTGCTGCCGGCTGATCGTAAAGCCGGTGTACTGTAGTTGTTCGGTCATGACCTGGGTGGAGGTGGCCTGGCTGGTGATGCGACCGGTGCGCTTCGGTGCGTAGGGCGCGGCCAGCAGCTGCGGGCGGGATACCCCTTTGACGGTGTAGGCTTCCCGGGCAAACTTCCGGTTCAGGCTGTACCGCTCAACCACAAACCGCCATTGGTAGCCGTTGACGGTGGCGATCACTTCCGCCGGCCCTTGGGCGGTCGGGCGGATTTGATCCATGCTGGCGCGGTTCAGAATGGCGCAGCTCATCGTCCAGGCGAAGCTGTCGATATCCAGCTCGATGCTCAAATCCCGAAATTCCAGCGGGGTGCCGGTGGTCACTTCGATCAGGCTGCTGGCGTTCATTACGATGTACGTCCTTTTGATCTCTGGTTCTGGGGGCGGGTCGCCTGCCGGGGCGTCCGGTTCATTGGCGCTCGGGAACTCGATCTCGGTACCAATCCGGGGCTTTCTGTCCCAGGGGTGGACAGTGCGGCCGTCCAGGGCTTGCTTGAGCGACCAGCCGGGCAGGTTCGGCTGCGCGTCCACGCTCCGGGTCGGCGGCTTTACTTCCACGGCGATGGTCGCCGGTACCAACTCGAAATCGACCACGCCACCCCCCGGGGGCTGGTATGGCGAAACCTGCAGGTTCAATGTATCGCTTTGCATCAGATCCACTTCCTCCGGCGGCGGGGCCTGCCAGTTCAGAATGCTGTCGCTGGCGCGGTGCCGGTTTGTCTGGTTGTGGTCTGCCGGGTCGTTGAATCCCTGATCGGCTCGCTCATCCTTGGGGGCCTGAACGTCCCATGCCTGGGCGCCATAGCCCTCAAAATCGTCCCGGGTTGGCACTTTCCTCCAGAGGACTTGCTCTGCCCGCAAATCCAGGGGGATGCCGCTCAGGGCGCTGTAGGGGTTGGGCCGATTGTCCTTAGCGGGCACAAACTCCCAGCCAGCCCCGCAGGTCGGCAGGGGCAGGCTGCGCGCCTGATCGGTTCTGTGGTGCCTTCCGGTGCCGTCCATTGGCTTGCCCAGCTCATGGCCTTGCCGTCGGGTATCGCTAGCCCTGACGCTGGCCTGGGCGCTCAGGTAGCCCACCGAAACCGCCAGCGGTGGCTTGCGATAGACGAAACTGCCCGACTCGGCCAAGTCGAATTCCAGCGCCGCCGGGTTGGTCGGCGGGCTGTAGTGGCTGCCGAGGTCCAGGACGACGGCGAGCGGGTCGGTTTCGGGGGTATAGGTCATTGGCATCTATACCCCTGAATTGTAAAAACTCTCGATTTCCGAGGCCGTTAGTGTTTGATCAAAAATACGGAGCCGCTCGAGGCGGCCAGGTATAGCGTTGGTATATATGTAATCCCAATAAGTTTCATCATTGGCGGTGCTTGATCTAATGGTATAAGGCCCGACTACACTAACCAAGCTTTGGTAGTTCCCGCCAGGAACAGGAATTGAATATTCGACCACACCGTTAATGTAAAGGTCACAATTTCCTGCATTGTCGAAATTCAAAGCGAAGAAAAATGGCTCAGCAGGTACAGCTAAGGAATTTCGTTGAACAATAGAGGAGGTACTACTCCTGATTTGCAAGGTGATTGCTTGGTTTTGGATAGAAAGCTGTATCAATCTCTGGCTTTCGGATCGATGCGCCAACAGAAAAAAGTCCCCGCTTACCGGCGGAATGTACGCCCAGCCCATATAGCAAAAGTTATTAGTATTGAAAGGGGCAGGAGTTAGATTTAAGCGGTCTTCGATACCATCGAAATATAGTGCGCTCCCGAATAGCCCAGGAACTTGTCTACAGCCTGTAAGTCTAAGGTCCCCATTTCCCATTTCGTCGATTAGAAAGCCACCAGAGGTATTATTCATCGTATAGAAGTGCAGGAGCCCAGGGTGAGGCTCTGGATCAGGGACCGCATCTATGACTGGCAATATTGGACCTTGCACCACTGGCCGATAGAATGGTCTCGCAATCATTGAGGCAGTGCCGTAGAGCTGGTCCGATTCAGTGTCCACTATCCACGAGGGTTCATCGCTTGGCAGAATGCCAGCGCTGGTGCACTCCCAGACATACCCATTCGGGGTGGTCGGGTGTACCCGCTCCCCAACCGCGACGCCCATATCCCCCGTAAAACCCTTTCCGTAGTCGTCGAAGGCCACCACAAAAATCTCGTTTCCGTATCCGGCCAGTAAATCGATGGTGTAATCGCCAGTATTTGGATCGCTAGTCGTGTGCCCAAGGGATTTGCTCATATTGAGCGTTTCGCCATCCAGGTCATGCACGGTCGGATTATATCCAAAGGCTCGCACGATTCGCTTTGCTGGAGTGCCGCCAATCTGGACGACTCCGGACACTTTGCTTGTTTGCACCATTAGTCAGCATCCCCTCGGTTCTGCGTGGCGAATTGATCGGTTTCTTCAACGGCCCGCCCCGCCACGATGGTGCGCGCCACCCAGAAAGGTGCCTGTCCGCCGTCGGTGTTGAAACGCAAGGTATTGCCACTTACCCAGCCGCTGCCCCAACCATCCTTTCGGATGGTGAAATACGGCGCGCCGGTGGCGGCGTTGGTGGGTGCTAGGTCGGCGCTGATGTTTCCGGTGGCCACGACGCCCACGGTTTCCCCGATCACCTGAAAGCTGGTGCTGCTGGTGAAATTGATCGCCCAACGTTCCTTGATCGCACCCTGGTTGGTCACTTCAATTGGGTAACTCACCAGGTTGTACTTCGCGGTAGTGCTATCGCCGATTAGGCCGTCAGACCAAGTACCGTCCCAAGCCTTCTGATGGAAGGCGTTGAAGGCTCGCGCCCGAAGGTCGCCGTAGAGCACTGCGGCGCTGGCGATGGTATCGCCGGCGGTGTAGTCCTGGGAAAGCGGAATGTTCAGGCTGATCTGCCCGCCGATCTGCACGTCGGTGGCCAGGCCCATATCCTCTACGCGGTTATAAACCTGCAGCGGCTCGGTCACGGCGTTGGCCTCGCTGTCCACCAGATTCAGCGGATCGGCAAAGGTCAGCGTGCCGGCGTCGGTGTCCAGGGTGTACTGGTCGGCGGCCAGCCGGTTGCCGTTAGCCCCTTCCACCCAAACCTCGGCTTGGTTCTGGCGACCAAAGGTGACGACCTGCCCCGGGGTGGCGGTCAAGACCTCCTGGCTTTGGGTATTGGAGACCACCACCACGTCGCCCAGATTGAACTGCGGCACGCGCCCGTCGCTCGGCAGGCGGGTGGCGTCCAGG